TTCCATGCTTTTACAACATCAGTAACCTTTAACTCAATATCTTTATCAGATATATTAGTAAATGATTGAGTTGATTGATATAATGAATTTACTACCCAAGTTCCTCCACCTTCATTAGATCCACTATAAGATCCAGTAGTACCTGTTGCATATATATCATTATAAATCCACTTTGTACTGCCGGATTGGTCAGTAAATACCCAACTAGCTCCATCTGTTGTTGTAGGAACATTAGCTAACCGACCTGTACCTTGATTCCAATCTTTAGAAACCGGATGGGAAAATAAAGTATAGTTTAATGGAATTGATGAAGCATTAGCCAAATATGCTTTTAAATAAACATCAAAATTAGACCCTGATACTTTATTATTTACGGTATCAGAAATCTGATCTGATGGAAATTTTATTAAGAAGCGAGATACTTCGTTAGTTCCTATTGCACTCTTATATGTACTTAAATCTAAAATCTCATCTACTCCTGTATTAGTTAGAGGATAGTATGAATATAAAGCAGTACTCTTTTCAGGAAATATTTTATAAACAGCCATAGTTAGTAATTACTATATATAAATATGGTAACTACCAAACTGTTTTATGCAAGTAATGCGTGGTATTCTTTAAAGTGCTTAATTCTATCAACTAAACCAATAGTACCACCATTTACACGCTTTGTAACCTCAGTTATAACTGCATCAGTAGCACCTTTATCTGCAATTTTATGTAATCCATTTTTATGAAAAAACCAAGCAGCAGATAATAATGGATATTTAGTAGCAACTAAATCTGGATTATCAATAATTGACTCAGTAACAACTGTATCAAACGCTTTATAATTGTCTTTACCAGTTAATTGAATATAACCACGTCCGCGAAATTTATACCCTTCACCTGTTGTTTCTGCGCCATTACCCATACGACTACCATAAACTAAATTAGCAATTTTTTCTGGTTTACGCTCGTATAATTTGGCTTTTTCTTCTGTTGGGAAATATTTTTTAAAAATACTTAATAATCCTTTTGCACCATAATTTAAATTTTCGTTAACTGCTTTAAATCCACCTGATTCATGACCTGCTTGAGCGAGAAAATGTGCTAAACGAAGTGGAGTATTTAATTCAAACTTAGCGATTGTGTCTGGTAATTGAGCTATAACGGCATCAGGTACATGACCTTTTAATTTTTCTAATTTCATATTTTATGTTTTATATAAATATTATTGAACAACAACCCTTCCTTGAATATCTGTATTAGGATATCTAACTTCAAAAATTGCAGGATCCATAGATGGGTAAATATTACCATTTTTAGTAGCTCCTGCTATGTCATATCCGTAAGGAGAATATGTTATTCCTGCAGGATCTTGTTTATTAACAATTTCTAGTTTTACTACTGATTGTACTCCTCTTATTTGAAGTAATTTATTAATAATATCAGAAATTATAATTGGTTGATTAATTTGTAATTTATCTATATTAAAATAATCTTGTAAAGCTGATATACAGTTAGTTAATACTTCTTTATTAGAAAAACCACTTAATATAATAACATCAAAATTAATTCCTATATTAATATAAAAAGCATCTCTAATATTAATAGCATCAGTAACCATTCTATATTCATTAATATAAGTTATTAGATTTTCTTTTAGAATATTAGAGGCTTGAACTAATTGTTTATTATTATTAAATGATAAAATATATAAATCTAAACTTAAAGAATTACCAGGTTGAGTAAAAGCTACTGTTTGTTGCGAATCTTCTTTAGTAAATTCTTGAGTAATATATGCTTTAGATATAGTACCATAATCAGCAGGCATAGATAAAGCTCTTACTATATAATCATCTTTAGTTACTGCTCTTAATTGAGTAGAATAAGCATAAAGAGCATTTTGTCTAATTTCATCAACTGTGTCTCCATTTCTACCTCCAGTTGAAGGAAATGGATTATTAGATACTACGCTATTGCGAACAATATTTACAACTCCAGGAGAGGAAGGAGTTCCATTTTTAAAATAAATTCCAGATGTATCTATAATTGTTAAATCATTAACAGGTACGTTTGAAGTAATTCCACCACCTGCAAGATAATTTACTTGTAAAGATCCAGAAGGTACTAAACCATATTCTTGAGTAAACATTACTGAGGCTTCGTTATAGTTATTTGTCAGTAATGAAATACCAGGAACTAATCCTAATTGAATAGTATCGGGAGTAGGAATAATTTGAGAATCTGATTTATTTTGAGATAATCCTGCTCCAAATTCTAATTGTATTGTGTTATCTGATAATATTCTAGAAACGTATCTTCTAGGGACTCTTTGTAAATTTAAAAGATAAGGAACTTGATCTGTATTAAAAGTAGGATTACTTATTTTTTGGAATATAGAGGATTGAGCTAAATATGGAACTTCATACCATACATTTCCATCACTTCCTGTAATATTTAAGATTTGTAATATATTACTATCTGAAATGTTAGCAGTAGCAAATTTTTGATTTCCAATAAAATTAATAGAGGTAGTTTTTAATTCAGCTGATATAACAGGAACTGAGGCTTTTAAAAGAAAATAAGGATCAGCAAATGTTATTTCTGTACTACCTGAATCGGAAAAATCTACTGTTTTAGTAGTTAAAAATTTAATTCCAGTAGAATTAGAAGTTATAACAGTATTAGCTGGGATTATTAGGCCATATTCTGAAATGTCAGGAAGTGTATCTCCTGATATTAAATCAATTGTAGTAGGAACTAATTGGTATATATCAATTTCAGTAGTTGAAGCATAAGATGCTTTAGGACGATAACCCATTACATAAGATAATGCATACAGGTTTTCTTTTTCTTTAGCATATAGAAGAAAATTCTCTTGTGTTTGAGTATCTAAATAAAATGACATTACATCTCCAACATATGAAGCCATTTCTATAAATAGATTACCTGGGGTAGCCTCTGTAAAATCATTATATGTTGTGGGAAAATAAGCCTTAGCATATTGCTGTAATGCGGCTTTAAAGTTAGTAAAATCTTTATTTAAATATGATATATTTTTTTCTTCAGACATTATTATTGAAATTGTACGGTTACTTGGTCAGGTGTGTTGGATATATTTAATAAGTAGCTTAAATTTAATTCTATAGAATTAGAATCATATCCAGGAATTATATCTATATTTACAACTGATATTTCAGGGATAAACATATTAATGCTATTTATAAGATCTAATCTTAAATTCTCAATATTAAAATCTGTTATACCTTCAAATAAAAAATCTCTTAATCCAGTACCAAAAATAGGATTCATTATTCTTTCTCCTCTAGATGTTAATAATAGATTAATTAAATTAGATTTAATTTGATCTTTAGTAGTATAAGTACTAGTAAAAGGTTTATTAAAAGGTAAGGATACCCCAATAGCAATATTCTTTTGTAAATCTAAAGGATTTACTCGTATCGTTTGAGGTATTGGCATATTATCCTAAATTTCTTAATCCAGCCCTATCATGAGCACTCATGTTAGCACCAGCATCAGCAATAAAAGCAGCAAATGGATTATCAGATTGAGGATCAACTTTTAGTTGAGATTGTTGTTCATATCCAAACATAGATCCTATTTTACTACGTAAAGCTGCTTTAGCTTCGCTATTACCACCTGTTGGTATATCACTACTAGTAAAACTAAATGTTTTATTTTCGTTTAATTCTTGCTTTTTCTGTTCTAACAAAAGAACACCGATTTCTTCACGAACTGCTTCGCGAACTGCTTCTTTAATTAAATTTTTAAATACCTTAGCATTCATAATTATAAATATTTAACCTTGTAAGTTTTGTTGATCAATAACTAGTTTTAATTGTTCTATTAAATCATTTGGATCTTGTGTAAATGAATATTCACTTTTAACTGATTCTACTCCACGGCTATTAATAGCTACAGCATAACGACGTTTATTGCCTTTAACAACAAATTGAGGATTATTTTGTTCTTCTTTAATAGCAAATTTAAATCCTTTATAAGATCCATAATCTCTACCAGAAGACCCATAATCTCCACCAGTTGGTAGGAATACATTTGATAATTCAGTTAATTGTTGTTCAGTTAAGTTATCTATAGCTTTATTATCTAATTTTAAACTAATTTGTTTTAAACGTTCTTTTAATTCT